TATGGCTATCAAGTCCATGTTTGAAACGGATTATTTTTTAGGAGTGTGGGCTCGTGGCATGTCGAAGTCCTTCACTACCGGGGTGTTCGCTGCTTTAGATGCGGTGTTGAACCAAGGGGTAGAGATAGGTATATTGTCCAAATCGTTTAGACAGGCAAAGATGATTTTTAGGAAAATTGAGGATATAGCAAACAAGCCTGATGCTGTCCTTTTTAGACAATGTATAACAAAGACATCAAAGAGCAACGACGAATGGTTGATGGAAATTGGAGCTAGTCGCATTCGGGCTCTTCCGTTGGGAGACGGAGAAAAACTTCGTGGGTTTCGTTTTCATAGAATAATTATTGATGAGTTCGCTTTGATGCCCGAAAGAATTTACAACGAAGTTATTGTGCCGTTTTTAGCCGTAGTGGAAAATCCTACTCAGCGGGACGATCTTTTTAAATTGGAAAGCCTTCTTATAAAAGAGAACAAGATGACGGAGGGAGAGCGCCACGTATGGCCTAATAATAAATTAGTGGCATTGTCGTCGGCTTCTTATAAGTTTGAATATCTTTACAAACTATACACTCAGTTCGAAAACCTGATAGCGGAGCCTAAACAAAAAGACAAAGCTTCGCGTTGTGTTATGCAGTATAGTTATGATTGTGCCCCAATGCAGCTCTACGATCAGAATTTAATTACTCAAGCCAAAGCAACGATGAGTCAGTCTCAGTTTGAGCGAGAGTTTGGGGCTTTGTTCACGGACGATAGTTCTGGTTATTTTAAAACTAGTAAAATGGCATTATGTACAGTGTCCGACGGGGAGTTGCCTTGCATAGAGGTGCAGGGAGATCCCGACAGTGAGTATATTTTGGCTTTTGACCCTTCGTGGTCACAAACAGAAAGTTCGGATGATTTTGCAATCCAAATTGTGAAACTCCATAGGGATACCCATAAAGCTACTTTGGTTCATAGTTATGCGTTGTCAGGAACCTCGTTAAAAAATCACATAAATTATTTTTTGTTTTGTTTGGATAACTTCAACGTCGTGGCAATATGTGGAGACTATAATGGGGGAGTGCAGTTTATGCAAGCGTGTAACGAAAGTGAGGCCTTTAAACGAAAAAAAATTAAACTCCAAACCATTGAAGTGGGACTTGACAAACCCGAAGAATATCAAAACGATTTAAAATCTTACAAGCAGCAGTATGACAAGGACAAGCATAAGCACGTAATTCTAAGAAAGCCTACGAGTAATTGGATAAGACAAGCTAACGAATTATTGCAAGCTAATTTTGATCATCATAGGTTGTATTTTGGGAGTCGGGCCATAGACGATTCTTATATGAGGCAAAGACGCAAAAATATTCCTATAGCAGATATCAAGTTTTTACGTGCAGCTGAAGAATTAAAGCAAAGCCCAGCTGCTAAAATGATTGATTTCATAGAGCATCAATCTGATATGATTGACCTTACTAAAAACGAATGTGCTTTAATACAAATAACCACCACAGCACAGGGAACTCAAACCTTTGATTTACCTCCTAATTTACGCAGGCAAACAGGGCCAGATAAAGCGCGCAAAGACTCTTATTCAGCTCTTGTTTTGGCCAATTGGATGGCCAAAGTCTATTTGGACGCTCAAGAGCACAAGGTTGAAGATGTTATAGAAACCTTTGTCCCAGAGTTTATAATGTAGAGGAAGTAACTTTCAAAGTCACTTTATTAACTTTAAGTGTAATTTATTTTTAACATGGCCGAAAAAAGAAGATATACCAAAAGATCAGATTATTGGAATAAGTTCAAAGCCCAAGAGGAGCGAAGAGCTGAAGAGTTCTCGTATACCCAAGGAGGTACTATGCCTAATTATAAACCAGAGCTGATAGGGGAGTCTTTTTATAATTATGAGTCTAAGGCGTATGCTCGTGCAGGAGGGCCTAGTGCGAGCACGGGCACTCGTCGCAATAACATTGCTATTGCCCCAAAGCTGTTTAAGTACGCCAACATTCGGGCAGGAATGTTGCCCTATGAATACGCTTTAGATGGAGTTAATGTTCGAGACGCTATAGAGCTTGCCCAAAAGGCTTATTGCAATATAGCGGTCTTTAGAAACGCTATTGATATGATGGCTGATTTTGCTAATTCGACCATGTACCTTGAAGGGGGAAACGCGAAGTCTAGGGCCTTTGTTAATGCGTGGTTGAAGAAAATTAAAATTTGGAATTTAAAGGATCAGTTTTTTAGAGAGTTTTATAGAAGTGGCAATGTGTTTTTGTACACCATTGAGGGTAAAATAAATGTTGAAGATTTTTCTAAAGTAAGAAATTTGGGGTTAAGCTTGAAGACTAATAAGTTGCCAGTTCGTTATATACTTTTAAATCCTTTTGACATAGTGGCTAAACGTGCTACCTCTTTTGATATAGGGCTATATGCGAAAGTGTTAAGTGAGTACGAAGCAGAAAGACTTAAGAATCCTAAGACAGACGAAGATGTAGAGTTATACGAAGCGTTAGATCCTGATATCCAAAGGAAAATCAAGAATGATTCTTGGTCAATGAGCGGATTGAGGGTGGACCTTGACCCCAAAAGACTAAAGTATGCTTTTTATAAGAAGCAGGACTACGAACCATTTGCCATTCCTTTTGGTTTTCCGGTTTTAGACGATATAGAGTTTAAGATGGAAATGAAAAAAATTGATCAATCTATTTGTCGTACTATAGAAAATGTGGTTCTTATGATCACCATGGGGACGACGCCGGACAAAGGGGGAGTTAACCCCCGGAATATAAGAGCTATGCAGTCTCTTTTTCAAAACCAAAGCGTGGGACGCATTCTTGTGAGCGATTACACAACTAAGGCGGAATTTATCATTCCTGATATTCAAAGAGTTATTGGTCCCGCAAAATACGAAGTGGTCAACCAAGATATTAAAGAAGGATTACAGAACATTATTCTGAATCAAGAAAAATTTGCAAGCACAGAAGTTAAAGCCCAAATGTTTTTACAGAGACTTAAGGAGTCTCGCGACGCCTTTTTAAACACCTTTTTGCAGCCGGAGATAAAACAACTTTGTAAAAATTACGGCTTCAAAAGTACGCCAACGGCTAAATTTGAGACCATTGACCTGCAAGACCAAACTCAAGTGCAAAGAGTTATTACTCGCATGATGGAGTTGGGTGTATTACCGCCGAACGAAGGAATCAAGGTTATTGAAACAGGGGTGTTCCCTACCCCGGAGGAACTCGACGAGGCTCAAGAGAAGTTTGTGGAGGATCGTCAAAAAGGATATTACAATCCTATTGTAGGTGGGACACCGGTTCCTATGGACTTCGAGGAGGAGGAGGAAATAGAAGAAATTCGACATCCGGAAGGCGCAAAGCTTTTAGAGAAACGTCGGCAATATGAAGGGAATAAGGATGCGGCCAAGAGCGCTGGGCGTCCGGGAAGGCCACCGGGAGCTAAAACTTTCAATAAAGCCACCTATTCGCTTAAAAACATAAAGGAGACAGTGGATAATGCCGACCAGCTTTATGTCTCTATTACTGCTGAAGCGAAAAAGGTATTTAAGAAAAAGCGGCTGAATAAAAACCAGAAGGAAATGTTGGAAAGGGTATGCGAATCGGTGGTTGTGGCTAAAGAAAGAAAGGATTGGTTGAAGATTGGCAAAGAATGCTTAAGCGACCCCCAAAAACTGACGAAACTGTCTCCGATGCCACAAGTTTTAGACGTCAGTACGGCGCACGAGTTGGACGATTACGCAGCGGCGATTTTGTACCATAGTAGAAAAAATTCTCTCGCTAAATAATTAAGTGTAATTTGTTTATGCATATGGCGGATAACTTCAAATATAAAACAAAGTATAGTTTTGATATTTATGCGACAACCGATCTGGAAAACGAGCTTAATATAAGTTTAGCCTCTTTAGAGAATCTTCGTCCACTTATACCCAAATCAATAGATTTAGAGAGAAATATTGATTTGGTTGGGGCTGCTTTTAATGCTGCTGTCGTTAATAAATTCAATAGAAATGGAGATGGTATTGATTCGGAGACAGCTGTTGACCTTATAGAATATTTTGTGAACAAACCCACCAATATAGAGCATAAGAAACAAAAAGTGGTG